GAGTTCAAAAAAGGCTAAATAAGTTAAAGTTTGACTATCATGAAGAGAGAAGGCAAAAAGAAACCGCCGAGCAAATGCGCGAAGAGGCGGTTGCTGTTGCTCAGCAATTTGCGACTAAAACCAAAGAGCAGGAAGCTCTTATTGCAAGAGGTGAATCGGCTTTAGTTGACCAGATAAAAGAGCGAGCCCAAGTGTCTTTGCAAAGTGCCGAGAGCGCCTATCGTCAAGCTTACGAAGAAGGCGACACTGATAAGATTATCAGCACCCAGCAAAAGATGAACAGGTCTCAGACAGAGCTTCATGATATAGATCGCTATAAAACCAACATGGATCAGCAGGCTCAAAATCGGCGGGCTTATCAGGAGCAAAACTACCAGCAGGAGATTGCCAGAAGGGCGGCTCAAAATGTAGCCCACCAACAACAGCAAGCTCCGCAGGTAACCCCACAGGCACAAGAGTGGGCAGAAAAGAATGAGTGGTTCATGAAAGAGGGTCATGAGGAAATGACAGCCCTTGCTTATGGATCACATACAGCAGCGGTGAGACAGGGCATGGCCCCGTCCACCGAGGAATATTTTTCTTATATAGATGATAGTATGAGAAATGCTTTTCCAGATTACGGCTGGGTGGATAATGGCGGCCAAAATAGCCGTGGTGAATCCGTGACACACAGTCGGCCTTCGTCGGTGGTGGCACCCTCCTCTAGGAGCAATGGTGCCAAACCGCGCTCAGTACGGTTAGAGCCATCCGAAGTCTCTCTCGCTAAGAGGCTTGGGATAACTAATAAGCAATATGCCGATCAACGACTCTTGCTTGAAAGGAGAACGAATGATGGCTAAAGAGCGCACTCCAAGAGAAAACGAAATGCGAGGAATGGGAGAGTGGTTGCCTAGCGACGACTGGGTGCCTGCCTCTATCTTGCCAGTCCCCCATAAAATAGAGGGTTGGACTCATAGGTGGGTCAGGACTAGAGTATTAGGTCACTCTGACAACATTAATGTCTCAAAGATGATGAGAGAGGGTTGGGAGCCATGTAAGTTTGACGACTACCCCGAAATGAAGCTAATAAGCTCAGATATCGATTCAAAATTTGTAGGCAATGTTGAGATTGGCGGCTTGTTACTCTGTAAAGCACCAGAAGAGAAAATTGCTGCTAGAACGAGACACTTCCAAAAAGTTGCAGCAGATCAAATGGAATCTGTAGACAACAATTTCTTGCGTGAAAATGACCCTCGTATGCCTCTCATGAAACCCGAGAGAAATACGAGAACAACCTTTGGCAGAAATTAACTTTGTTTTTACGGAGTTGATTTCTAATTAGTAAGGAGGCCAATTATGGCTACCACTGCAACCCCAACGGGGGCAGAACCTACTGATACTCTTAGCGCGAGCGGTTCCTTTACAGGCAAGGTTCGTCATATTAAGATTGCAAGTGCTTATGATACTGCAATATTTTACGGAGATTTCGTACAAATAGTTTCATCAGGCACAGTAGAGAAAGCAGCAGTAACAACATCTGTTGCTGCTGGCATTGTTGGTATCTTTGTAGGTTGTACCTACACCGATCCAAACTCTAGCCAAATGACGTTTAGTCAACAATGGATAGCCAGTACAGTGGCTTCAGACGCTTATGCGTATGTTGTTGATGATCCTAAACTGTTATTTCGCATGCAAGCTGACGAAGCAATTGCCCAAACTGGACTTGGAAACAATGTCTCAGCGGTAAGCACAGCAGGTTCAACATCTATCGGTCGAAGCAAAAACGCCCTTGACGGGAGTTCTGTTGCTACGACTAATTCACTACCACTCCGTATCGTTGATTTCGTAGACGGGCCGACCAGCACTGTAGGTGATACCTACACTGACTGTATCGTAACCTATCTTCCGTTAAGTCACGCTTACGAAACTAAACTCGGTGTTTAAGGAGCAATAAGCAATGGCTATCTCAAGAGCGCAAATGCTGAAAGAACTCCTGCCGGGGCTTAACGCCCTGTTTGGTTTGGAGTATGAAAAATATCAGGACGAACATGAGCTTATTTATGAAACAGAAAGCTCTGATCGTTCCTTTGAGGAAGAAGTGAAGCTGTCTGGTTTTGCTGCTGCCCCTGTCAAAAACGAAGGCGCTGCCATTAGTTATGACTCGGCACAGGAATCCTTTACGGCTCGTTATAATCATGAGACCATCGCGATGGGCTTCTCTATCACCGAGGAAGCTATGGAAGATAACTTGTACGACTCATTGTCTGCACGTTATACCAAAGCACTTGCTCGGGCTATGGCGTACACCAAGCAAGTTAAGGCGGCTTACCCTCTTAACAATGGTTTCACCAATTCTTATCAGTCTGGTGACGGAGTAAATCTGTTCACTGCATCTGGTGATGGTGTGACTGGCGGGGATGGACACCCGTTAGTTAATGGTGGTAAAAATGATAACCGTCCTGCTACAGCAGCAGACTTAAACGAGACATCTTTAGAGAATGCAATTATTGCAATTGCTGCCTTCACTGATGAGCGTGGTTTGCTGATTGCGGCCCAGCCAACTCGGCTGATTGTCCCCCCTGCGTTGATGTTTACGGCAGATCGTCTGCTTGAGACTACCCAACGTGTAGGGACAGCAGATAATGACATTAACGCTATCCGAAACATGGGAGCAATCCCGGAAGGATATTCGGTTAACCATTATCTGACAGATAGTAACGCTTTCTATCTGATGACCGATGTGCCTAACGGGCTCAAGCACTTTGATAGAACTCCTTTGGAGACTTCTATGGATGGAGACTTTGATACTGGAAACGTGCGCTATAAAGCGCGAGAGCGTTACAGTTTTGGTGTTTCTGATCCTCTGGGAATCTACGGATCGCCCGGATCTAGTTAGGTGCTAAATATTTAAAGGGGGCTCTGCCCCCTTTTTATTTATTTAAAGTTCAATTAAACTCAAAAACCTGAGACTAATTAGCCCTAGCGACTGGCTCAGCAGACGCTTACGGAGACTCTAGGGCGAAACCTTTCGTAAGGAGGAACCACAATGGCTCAGTCAACTTTCGCTGGCCCCATCAGATCGCTTGCTGGTCTCATCAGCGCAGGATATAGTGGTGTTGTTAGTTTAACAGCTGACACTACAATCACTGTCGCTGCTCACGCGGGTAGACCGCTTCTTTGCAATGATGCCGATGGCGTATTTACGCTCCCCAGTATTGTTGTTACAGAACCCACCGATAAAGGTGACCCTAACCAGTTAGCAAACTTAGGCGCTCAGTTCACTTTTATAGTAGTTACTGCGGCAACTGATATGGACATCAAAACAGATGGCACTGATAAATTTGTTGGTGGTTCATACACCGGCATTGATGACAGCGCAGCCGGGAAAACTTTTATCTCCGGCGCGGCCAATGATGTGATTACCCAGAACGGAACTACCCAAGGTGGTTTGGCTGGGAGCATTATCCGTATTACTGCTATCGCCAGTGCTAAATATCATGTTGAAGGACAACTGCTAGGTTCAGGCACTTTAGTGACTCCTTTTGCTGACGCTTAATATCAGTTAACCAAGGAGATGAATCATGGCAGACGCAGTAGCAACTCAGGTTATTCAGCAAGATGGAAAAACCGCTATTTACAGATTTACTAATGTAAGTGACGGAACCGGAGAATCGGCGGTTGTAAAAATAGATGTATCTGGCTTAGCTAAAGATCCAATGACAGGCAAGTCATGTTCGTCGGTAGTCATTCAAAAAATTTATTACGCCACTATTGGTATGGGTGTAAAGATATTATTTGATGCAACTACTGATGTTCTGGCTTGGCAGTTAAATGCGGATTGGGCGGATACATTAGATTTTACTGACTTCACGGGCATTCCAAACAATGCAGGCTCCGGTGTTACAGGCGACGTATCTTTTACAACGGTTGGGCATACAAGCGGTGATGTCTATACGATTGTTATGCAAGTAAGTAAGAGCTACTCATAGTGTAGTGATCGTAAATAGAAATATTAGGAGGTAGAAATGTCTAGACTTTCTGGAATGCCGCTATTAGAACAAATAAATTTGATATCTACTGATCCTGTGTATGCTTTAGGTTTTCCTGAAGCAGCAACACTGACAGGGATTACGAAAAAAATAATCCCTGCCGAAAGTGCATTGCATCCTCATTCTGGCTATCTTGTAAAGGAGAAGGAAAAGAGGGCGAAGAAAAAAAGAGCCGCAGGAGATGCTCTTGAGCTTGATAGGGTAAGGAAGCAAATAGCTCAGCAAGCTTATCCTTCTCAGAATATGCGCCGTGGAGGGAGGGTTAGATTGATTGATGGTTGTGCCGTTAGTGGGAAAACTAAAGGTCGTGTTGTTTAATGGCTACAAGCGAAACATTTGATTTTAATTTAGATCTTAGTGACGCGATTGAGGAAGCCTTTGAAAGGGCGGGCCTAGAGCTTCGTAGTGGTTATGATTATCGGACGGCAAGAAGAAGTATTGATTTGCTTATGTTGGAATGGCAAAACAAGGGCTTGAACCTTTGGACTGTTAAATTCGATACTCAAACTTTAACCCCTAGTGTTTCCTCTTATACGTTAGATGGCAAAGTATTTGACATTGTTGAGGGATTTCTAAGGACAGATTCCGGGGATACTACTAGTCAGTTTGATCAAAGCATGTCCAGAATTTCTGTTAGCCAATACGCACATTTGGCTAACAAGCTTACGGAGTCGAAACCCTTAGAGTACTATGTAGTAAGATCGCCAACAGGGATTACTATAAACTTTTGGCCTGCCCCAGACAGCCAAGAAACGTATACCTTTGGTTATTACTATATGGAAAGGGTTGAAGATAGCGGCAAACCTGCATCTAACAACATGGATATCCCGGCCAGATTTTTACCTTGTCTGGTGGCAGGGCTGGCTTATCGGTTGGCTATAAAATATCCAGAAGCTTCCGAAAGAACTCCTTTGCTGAAGGCGGATTATGACGAACAGTGGGACTTGGCAGCTGACGCGGCCAGAGAAAAAGCCTCCTTGTTTGTCTCTCCGGGAGGATATCAATTTTGAGTTATGCGAGCGGAAAGCATGCTATTGGAATTTGCGACAGAACTGGATTTCAATACCCAAAAAAAGACCTTGTTCCTCAAATAGTTAATCAAAGACCAACTGGCTTGCTTGTTGGCAAAGATGTTGTTGACGAAGATCAGCCCCAGTTGCAGCTTGGTAAGGTAAGAACAGATGATCCCCAAGCGATTAGGAATCCGAGACCTGACAGAGGTTTGGATGAAAGCAGGCGAATGTTTGCTTGGAATCCTGTTGGCGGAGGGAACACACCAATGGGGAGCAGGACTGTTGGGCTGGATATAACAGCTGAATGTGGCAGTGTAACTGTGGTGACGGGATAATGGCTTGGACTTATACGACATTAAAAACTGCTATTCAGGGTTATCTTCAGACAACAGATTCAGATTTTGTTAGCACCCTTCCTACAATAATAACTCAGGCAGAAGACAGGATATTAAAATCTGTTCAGTTACCTGATTTTAGAAAGAACCAGACAGGGACTATTACCCAGTACAATAAATACCTATCACTTCCTACTAGTTTCTTGTCGCCGTATTCTCTCGCTATAGATAATTCGGGCTACGAGTTTCTGTTATTTAAGGATGTTAATTTTATTAGAGAGGCTTACCCCGTTGCTACGACCTATGGAGTCCCGAAAGTTTATGCGCTCTTTGATGACGACAGTATTATTTTAGGGCCAACACCAACAGCTAACTATACCGCTGAGTTGCATTATTTTTATAAGCCGGAATCTATAACGACCGCCGCATCAGAGACTAGCTGGCTTGGGGATAACGCAGAGAACTCCCTGTTCTATGGGTGCCTTGTTGAAGCATATACTTTCTTAAAAGGCGACCAAGATCTGATGCAGCTTTATGCTACAAGATACGAGACCGCACTCAAAGAACTGGAAAAGCTTGGGGAAGGATATAATACAACAGACAGTTATCGTTCTGGTGCTGTTAGGCAGGCGAGGTAATAATGTTTGGAGTTAGTGTGTCGCGAGGCGAAGCAGTGACCGTGATTACTACAAGCAATGGAGGGCTCCCGGTTGATCATTGGGCCAACAGAGCAACCGATATAATCATATCTGTTGGCGGTCAAAGCCATCCGGAAATAACAGAGCAGGCAATGGTCTACAAAGAACAAATCAGCCATGTCATAAAGCATTATATGCAAGAGGCAATTAACAGCAATAAGACAGATTTAATTGCTGAATTATCGGCTAACGGCTATGAAGAAATCGCCGAAATACTGAGGAAAATGTAATGGCTATTACACAAGCGATATGCACTTCTTTTAAACAAGAGATATTGCAGGGAATTCATAATTTCACAAGCGGGTCAGGGGGTGGAACAACAACCACTACAGGAACCGGGAACACTTTTAAGACTGCGCTGTATACATCCAGTGCAACAATGAGTGCTGCCACCACCGCCTATAGTGCAACTAATGAAGTGTCTGGGACTGGTTATTCATCTGGGGGCGCGGCCTTAACTAATGTAACGCCAACTACATCAAGCACCACGGCACTTACAGATTTTGCGGATCTTACTTGGTCTGGTTCTTCTATTACCGCGAGAGGGGCACTGATTTATAACTCCTCTACGACGGGAGGATCTGCTAACAGAGCTGTCGAGGTGCTTGATTTTGGTGCTGACAAAACATCCACAAGTGGAGATTTTACTATTCAGTTTCCAACTGCGGATGCTAGTAACGCGATAATCAGGATTGCGTAGGGCCAACATGTGGCTGACACAATTGTTGCATTCCAAGGATGGGGCAGCTCGACTCAAGGCTGGGGTGACGGCACTTGGGGCAGAGATGTTGTCGTTCCAGAAGCAACTGCTTCAGCTGGCTCGGTCACAATTTCGGCAGATGCGAATGTTGCAGTTACGGGTATTTCGGCAACGGCATCTACTGGCTCGGTTACTGTCTCTGCTGACGCAAATGTCTCAGTCACTGGTGAATCAGCTAGTGCAGCAGTTGGCTCGGTTACCGTTACTGGTGCGGCAGTTGTTACGCCCACGGGCATCAGTGCAACCAGCGCGGTTGGCTCAGTCACAATCGCGGCAGACGCGAATGTTGCAGTTACAGGTGTTTCTGCGACAGCTTCGACGGGGTCTGTCACCATTGCGGCGGCAGCGGTTGTTACGCCTACTGGGATCAGCGCCACATCGAGTGCTGGATCGGTTACAGTTACTGGGACAGCGGTTGTCTCGCCCACTGGGTCTAGTGCAACAGTTTCTGAGGGGTCTGTCAGCGTTGCGGCTGATGCTGATGTTGAAGTTACTGGAACTGCTTTATCGATTGCGACAGGCTCTGTCAACATATGGACTGACGTTATCACGGCTCAAACGGCAAACTGGAGCAATATTAGTAGCACTCAAACTCCGAGCTGGGAGACTATTAGTACAAGTCAAACGGCAAACTGGAGCAATGTTTCAACTACTCAAACACCTGAGTGGGAAGATGTTAGCAAAGATCAAACACCTAATTGGAAAGAGGTAGCCTAAATGGCAACTTATGTAAATGACCTGCGATTAAAAGAAATCGCTACCGGAGATGAATCGGGAACCTGGGGAACTTCCACCAACACCAACCTTGAATTGATTAGCGAGGCTTTAGGCTATGGCACAGAGGCTGTGGCAGATGCTTCCACCCATACGATCACGATGGCTGATGGAGCGACAGACGGTTTCCGTTGTACGTTCTTGCGACTTACGGGCGGTGGTCAGGCTTGCACGGTCACGCTTGCCCCTAACACACTGTCCCACACATGGATTATCAGAAACACAACAAGTTACGCGCTGACCTTTTCGCAAGGATCAGGAGCGAATGTCATCATCGCGGCAGGGCAAGCAAAAATCGTTACGACAGACGGTCTAGGATCTGGAGCGGTTGTTTATGAGTGCTTGGAAGATCTTGAGCTAGGTGGAACGCTCACCGTTGGTATAGACGATACCGGACAGGACGTTAAATTTTTCGGAGCAACATCTGGTAAATATTGGTTGTGGGATGAATCAGCAGATGGCGTTGTTCAGCAAGGAACGCTCACTGTTGGCGTTAATGATACTGGTTATGACGTTAAATTCTTCGGAGCCACTTCTGGAGCCTATATGCTCTGGGATGAATCTGCCGATGACCTGAAGCTAGTCGGGGCTGCTGGACTTACTGTTGCTGGTGATATTGATGTTGATGGAACAAGCAACCTAGACATAGTTGACATTGATGGTGCTGTAAACATGGCGACTACTGCGTTGGTTACAGGGGTATTAACTACAACAGCCACACAAGTAGCGACGGGTGGAATTACTAGTGGTTCAAATATTCTTTCAGACACAGACAGCACAGACAGTCTGGGGTCTACCGGGGTTAGATGGCTAAAGGGTTGGTTCGACACTTTGACAGCAGGAACACTGACGATTGGTTCAGGAAGTGTCACCGATAGTTCTGGTGCTATTAGTTTTGGCGATGAAAACCTTACTACTACAGGCATTGTTACTGCTGATGGGCTTATTGTAGACGGTAACGATTCTTATACCTCAAACATTAGATTTGCATATGGTTCAGGTGCCCCCACTTATTTTGCTGATTGGGGATACAAATCAAGCTCAGACGGAAACAAAGTATTCTTAACAATTACTGATGGAGGTTCTGTACAAGATGTTTTAGCTGCAGCACATAACGGCGCAATTACTACAACTCCTGCCGCAGGAGGTCATGCAGTATTCAACGAAGATGGCATAGACGCTGACTTCCGCGTTGAGTCTGATAACAACGCCAACATGCTGTTTGTGGATGGTGGGGCTGATAAAGT